CACGGCCCGAACTCAGCCGACAACACGGCGATCATCGCGACGCTGTTCCGTGACGAATATGGCTGCAATTCTTTTGCGTCCGTAAATTCGCAAATTCAACCGCTTTATTGCGAAGAACCGAAACAAATGCCGTTTATTAACGGTGAAAACCAGTTTGAACAGCGTTGGATTATTGGCGCTGCTATTCAGTACAATCCAATCACTCAAACGCCGCAAGATTTCGCAGAAGCCGTTACGGTGCAAATCGTCAGCGTTGATGCGGCATATCCACCCGGAGCCTAAACCATGTCGATCCCGGCATCCCTTATCGCGTCTGCGATTCCGAGCGTTATCAGCGCGGGCGGCTCGGCGCTCGATCTGGTGGGGATTATCCTCACGACGAACCCGCGCGTGCCCACTGGCAGCGTGCCGACTTTCCCGACGCAATTGGCCGTCGCCAATTACTTCGGAGCTAATTCGCTTGAAGCGTCTTTAGCCGCTGTTTATTACAAAGGCTTTGACAATTCGACGAAAAAGCCGGGTTCGCTCGGCTTTATGCAATATCCGACTGCGCCGGTTGCGGCTTATCTGCGCGGCGGCTCGCTGGCAGCAATGACGCTCTCGCAGCTTCAGGCGCTGTCGGGTTCGTTGTCGGTCGTGGTGGATGGCTTCACCTGGGCGGCTCCCTCGATCAATCTGTCGAGCGCGTCGAGCTTCTCGGCTGCTGCTGCGACGATCCAAAGCGCACTGGCCGCGACGACACAGACGTCAGCTGCGTTCACTGGTGCGATCTCCGGGACGACCCTCACGGTGTCAGCGGTCACGACCGGCGCAATTGCGATCGGCCAGAAGATCACCGGCACGGGCGTCGCAGCCGGCACTGTCGTGACGGGCTTCGTGTCTGGCACCGGCGGGACTGGCACCTACACGGTGAACAACACGCAGACGGTGGCAAGCGGCTCGATGACCGGCGCATATGTCGCGCCGGCTGTGACGTTTGACAGCGTGTCCAGCGCGTTCGTGGTCACGTCTGGCATCACTGGCGCCGCGTCGACCATTGCTTACTCCACCGGCACGCTGGCTGCGGGCATCGCGCTCACGCAGGCGACCGGCGCCGTGCTGTCGCAAGGAGCGATCGCCTCGACGCCCGCCAACGCGATGAATGCTCTGGTGCGGCTGACGACCAACTGGGCGTCGTTCATGACGGCGTTTGATCCGGACAACGGCAGCGGCAACGCGCAGAAACAGGCCTTCGCGACCTGGACGGCGCAGCAGCCGAATCGCTACCTGTACGCCGCATGGGATCCGGACCAAAGCCCGACGACTGTCGTGCCGGCTACCTCCTCGCTCGGGTACATCGTCGATCAGGCAAATATGTCTGGCGTCGCGCCGATCTACCAGGACGTGAACCAAGCGGCGTTCCTGATGGGGATGATCGCCTCGATCGACTTCAGCGCGCGTGCGGGCCGCATCACGACGTCGTTCAAGTCGCAATCCGGCTTGGCCGCCACCGTGACCGACCCGACGGTGTACACGAACCTGAAGGCCAACGGCTACAACTGCTACGGCGCGTTCGCCACGGCCAACCAGCAGTTCACGTTCTTCACGCCTGGCCAGATCGCGGGGCAGTACGACTGGATCGACTCCTACGTCAATCAGATCTGGCTGAACAACCAGTTCCAGCTCGCGATCATGAACGGCCTGACGCAGGCCAATTCGGTGCCCTACAACGCCACTGGCGACGCCCTGATCGAGGCGTGGCTGATGGACCCGATCAACCAGTTCGCGAACTTCGGCGGCTTGCAGCCTGGCGTCCAGCTCTCGGCGGCACAGATTGCCGAGGTGAACAACGCCGCAGGCCTAGCGATCGACAAAATTCTGTCGACGCGCGGCTGGTATCTGCAAGTGCTCGCTTCAACGACTGCGGCGCAGATCCGCGCCGCGCGTCAATCTCCGCCGGTCAATTTCTGGTACATGGACGGCGGTAGCGTCCAAGTCGTCCAGATGGCCTCGGTCATGGTTCAGTAAGGGGAAACAACATGGCAGGCACCATCACCAGCGCAAACAGCCAGATCTTTCTGGGTGTGAACCCCATCTTCCCGACGGCCCAACAAATCCAGGGCTACGCAGCCGAAGACATTTTCGACACGGACGACGTTGAGCTGGCCGAAGTCGTTATGGGTCTCGATAATCGCCAAGCGAGCGGGTGGATTCCGCACAACGTGAAGTGGCGTATCACGCTGATGGCGAACTCGCCATCGATCGATTTTTTCGACGCCTGGATCAACGCTCAAGACGCGCTGCAGGACGTGTACACCGCGACGGGCATCGTCCTGCTGAAAGGCCCGGGGCGCAAATACGCCATGGGCAACGGCACGCTCACGCGCGGCAAGGTCATGCCGGACGCCAAGAAGACGTTGCAGCCGGTCACCTACGAAATCACTTGGGAGTCGGTGCGCCCGGCACCGGTCTGATATGGCGCGCAAAACCACCACCTTCATTGCCACCGACGGCCGCGACAAGGGCAAGCGGTTTCTCATCACCGAGATGTCAGCCTACCAGTCGGAAGAGTGGGCCGCCCGCGCGCTCTTCGCAGTCATGCACAGCGGTGTCGAGGTGCCCGACGAAGTTCTTTCGGCTGGCTTCGCTGGCGTGGCCGCCATCGGCATCAAGGCACTGACCAAGGTGCCGTTCGAGCTGGTCAAGCCGCTATTCGACGAGATGATGACCTGCGTGCAGTTTGAGTTCGCCGCAGGCCAGCCGGGCGGCGCTCGGGCGCTGATCGAGGGCGACAACGGCGACATCGAGGAAGTGGCGACACGCTTGAAGTTGCGTAAGGCGATCCTCGAACTGCACATGGAGTCTTTTATCGCCGCCGACCCATCGAGGCAGGCTTCTGGGTCGGCGAGTCAATCGACGGCCTGATCGACTATCCGAACGTGCCGCGCAGCATTGGCGCGGTGCTGTCGAGCAGGCGCGCCAGCCTGCTGGAACTCCAGACTTTCTACGGCCAGGAAGACCTGCATGACCTGCTCGAAATAATCATCGTCGACAGCTACAACGAGCGCGTCACGATGGAACGGAGAAAGTAACCGTGGCGACTATCGTCGATGCTCTCGTTGTAACCCTCGGCCTCGATGCCGCAGCGTTCAAGCGCGGCAAGGCCGAGGCCTCGCAGGCAACCAAGAAACTCACAGCGGAAGAGATCCGCGCCGCCAAAGAGATCGAGGCGCGCAACAAGCGCGCCGCCGACTCGTTCAAGCGCCTGCGCACCGAAGTCCTCGCGCTCGTTACCATCTTCACCGCCGGCCTCGGCATCAAAGGCCTGGCCGACTACACCGCAGACACCATCAAGGGCGCCATCGCTACCGGCCAGCTCGCACGCGAGCTGAACATGGTGCCCGGGCAGGTGCGCGCCGTCGAACAAAGCTTCGACCGGCTGGGCGCATCCGCTGGCGACGCCGACGACGCGCTCAAGAGCATCCAGGAACAGGCCGCCAAGCTGCAATCGGGCGAGCTGGACAAGCGGCTGGAGGCCTATCTGCTGAACGCCAGTCGCGCCGGCGTGAGCGCTGACGTGCGCGACGCCAACGACCCCATGAAAAAGCTCGAGCGCGACGCCGAGATCGCGCAGAAGCTCGCCAAGACGCAGGGCACCGGCTTCGCCATCCTGGCCATGCAGCAGGAGGGCTACACGCGGGCGATGACCTACGCGCTCATGCAGGGCCCGCAGGCGCTGCGCGCGGAGATGGAGCGGCAGCAAAAGCTCAACGAGCTGTCGGAGCAGGAAACCGACCGCCTGCGCGCGCTGAACAACCGCTGGAAGGATTTCAAGGAAGGCATCGGCAACACGATGCAGCGCGTGGTGATCGCCATGGCGCCCGGGTTCGAAACCATCATGGGGCTGCTCGAACGCCTCTCGAATTGGTTCTCCAACCACTCCGACGAGATTGGCGCCCAGACGACAGAGATGGCCGAGAAGTTCGCCGCCTGGGTGACCAGCATCAACTGGTCGCAGCTCATCGCTGACGTGAAGGAGTTTTTCCAGGAACTCGACAAAGGGGTGCAGGCGCTGGGTGGCTGGAAGGTCGTGCTGATGGCGCTGCTCGGCTTGAAGATAATCTCGATGGTCGCGCCTGTCCTGCAGCTCGCTGGCGCGCTGGGCGGCCTTGGCACCTCGCTGGGCCTGATCGGTCGCCTCGGGCCGGCTGCCATCGCCGTGCTGGGCGGCCTCGGCATCGCAAAGCTGCTCGGGCTTCCCGACGCCGACAAGTCGAAGGGGCTCGAAGACATCAAGAACGGGAAGTGGTGGGCAGCTTCTGCCGACCTGCCGGCGGGCGACTTCCTCACCGCGCTGGCGGCCAAGGCCACCGGCAAATCGAATGCAGACGTTGCCGCGTTTCTGACGCTGCCCGATGCCCTGGTGAAGAAGGCAGGCCCCACCGCCGTCGACGCGGCTTTGGCGACCCAGGCCAAATACGGCGTGCCCGCCGCGGTGACGCTCGGCCAATACGGCTTGGAGAGCAGTTTCGGCAAGCGCATGCCGGCTGGCAGCAACAATCCGTTCGGCATCAAGGCGACCGCCGGCCAGCCATACGTTGAGGCGGAGACGACCGAGGTCATCAACGGCGTCACCCAGCGCGTGAAACAGCGCTTTGCCAAGTATGACTCCCTCGCCGACGCCTTCGATGCGCACGGGCGCCTGCTCGCCAATGGGAAGGCCTACGAAGAGGCGCGCAAGCACACCGACGACCCCATGGCCTACGCCGCCGCACTGACCGGCAAGTACGCCACCGACCCGCAGTACGGCGCCAAGCTGCAGGCCATGATGGGCTCGTCAGCGCTGCGCCAGGCGAATGCCGCGCAGATCGCACAGCAGAGCGCTTTGGCCGGCACGGCCACGTTGCCGGCGGCCGGGGCACCGACCAGCACGTCGACCAGCGAAACGAACATCAACGGGCCGATCAACGTCTACACCCAGGCCACGGATGCCAACGGCATCGCGCGCGACTTCGCGCCGGCGGTGCAACGGCAGTCGATGGTCGCCCAGGCCAATACGGGGATGAGCTGACATGCCGATGCCTGACATTGAAGTCCCTGAATACCCGGACGTGCCGGATATGCCCGGCGTGCCGCCGGTGCTGCGCAACCCACTTGCTGATCCTGGTCGCCTGATCCCGCAGCTCTTGAGCGGCGATGTGATCGGAATCCTCGACGACGTACTGCGGCCGGTCTGGGGCATCTTCGACGAGACGGGCGCGCCGATGGCGGTCGCCGATACTGCCACCACGCTGGAGTTCCGCGCGGACTCACGTGTCTCTGACTATCCGCAGGAAGAGGGCGCGTTTGAGTCGTACAACAAGGTGCAGTTGCCCTATGAGGCGCGCGTGCAGCTCGTGTGCGGGCGTTCGGTGGCCGATCGTGCGGCATTCCTGGGCGCGATCGAGGCTGCAAAGCAGTCGACCATGCTTTTCAACGTGGTGACGCCGGAGGGCGTCTATGCCAACGCGAACGTGGTCGCCTATGACACGCGGCGCGAGGTGCGCAACGGCGTGACGCTGCTCAAGGTGAACACGCACCTGGAAGAGATTCGGGTGACGGCCACCGCCGAGTTTGCGAACACCCAGAACTCGGCATCGGCAGATCCGGTATCTCAAGGGCAGGTGCAGCCGCAGACGCCGACGGCGGAGCAGAAC